ATCGATCGGCCGTAGAGGAGCTGAGTGATGGCATACGATAGCGTGCTGATCAACGACATCGACAACGACTGGGAGAACGCGAACAACTGGGATGGCGGCGTGCCGGCGACGGGCGAGACGATCAGAGGCGCCACGACGCGGTGTGCAACGCGAATACAACCGGGTCCGGGATATGGCCGGGTGACCGAGCGGAGCGGCTGCTCCTACCTAACCCGCTAGACACTGAACCCTGAAAACTGAAAACTGAAAACCGAAAACTGATAGCTGAGGACCGACGATGGCGCGACGACGGAACGTGAAGCGTGAGGCGAAAAGTGGGGATGTGAAGCGTGAGGCGAAACGTGGGGACGCGGGAACGGAGGCGACCGGCGGGCCGCCGCCCCCACGTTCTCCCGGCACGGTCGAGGTGCGGCCGCTGACCGTCGTGGTAGAATTGCCGATGCTCCGGCTGACCGGGCCGGGCGGCGTACGGAACTACCCGACGCCGCGGTTGGACACCGTGTTCAAACGCCACCAGCTCCAGGCGCTGTGCGACCTGTCCGACGGCCTGCGGGCCGCCGGCCTGGGCCGGCCGAACGGGACGCATAAGGACGCGCTGTTCTGGCTGATCGGCCGCGTCGCCGAAGCGTTCGAACAAGCGGTCGCAACGTGCGAAGGTGGGAACGCGGGAAGGTGAAAAGGTGATAAGGTGATAAGGTGGGAACGGGCTGAAAACTGAAAACTGAAAACTGGGGGCTGAGGACTGACCCATGGACATCACACGTCGCGGATTCCTGCGGGGGTTGGGCGCCCTGGCGGCCGGGGCGTACCTCGGGCTCGGCCGGGCGATCCGGCCGATCTACGCGCCCGAGCCGGAGGAGCGGCCGGGCGGGCCGGGTACAGTGCGGAGCTGGGCCGGCCAGGGCGAGCCGAACGAGTGGAGCGACCCGGACAACTGGACGCCGACTGGCGTACCGGTCGCGGGCGAGGACCTGGCCGCGTACCGCCTGGTGCGGTTCAACTCGAGCGGCAACCTGGTGTACGCCGACCCGAAACATACCCGCGGATATCGAGCGGGTCGGATTGACGCTCGTCGACTGACGACTGAAAACTGAAAACTGAAAACTGACGCCCCCCCTTCCCCCGCCTTTCCGTCTTTCCCGACTTCCCGAACAATCCGAACAAACATATCCGTTCTAGACAGTTCTGACTTGCTAGGCTGAACCCACCGGCCCAACATCTGGTGTGGCCGGGCGGCCCGTAACACTTCCGACAGGCCCGAACGCCGAAACCGGCGGCCCGCCCGGCCCTTTGTGGAACGTGGGACGCTGAAAATGGGATGCGACGCGGTAGCGGAGCGGAACGGGAGGGTCGGGCCCGCCCCGGCCCCCCGTTCAGCGCACTGAAAACTGACGCCTGAAAACTGAAAACCGATGAGCACTCTCACCTCCGACAGTACCGACGCCGAGGTGTACGCCGCGTACGAGGACAACGCGTCGTACGCCGAGGACTCGTCGACCACGAAGTGCCGGGCGTTCATCACCGCCTGCCGGTTCCTCGTCCGCCGGACGGCCAAGCAGGCCGGGCAGGCGGGGTTCAACGTGCAGCTGACGCCCGAGCTGATCCAGGACGAGATGCGCAAGGCCGAGACCTGGCTGGCCGCGAACCCGGGGACCACGAACGAGGGGGCCGTGCACTACGGGTTCGACGAGTTCCGGGCGTGACCAGACTGACGACCGAAAACTGAAAACTGAAAACTGAAAACTGATGACTGACGACTGATGCCTGTCACCCGCCGACAATTCGAGCTCGCCGAGCTGCCCGGGGCGTTCGAGCAGTTGCGGGCCGAATACATCGCCGGCAAGACCACGCGGTTCCAGCGGACGCGGACGGGGCTGAGCCTGTTCGGCTCGGGCGCCGACTACCACTATCGATCCGAAGGGCAGTACCTGCGGTCGATCGAGTACGCGTGGGATATGGCCCGGAACGACACGGTGGTCGGCGCGATCGTCGATCGCAGCATTTGGAACATCTTGCAATCGGGGTTCGGGATCGACCCGCAGACCGGGGACGCCGAGCTGGATGCCGACCTGAAGGCCGGTTACCTGGAGTGGGCCGAGGACCCGCGCCGCTGCGACGCGGGCGGCCGGTTCACCGTTGACGAGATGGCCGAACACGCGGCCCGCGCGATCAAGATCCCCGGCGACATGTTCTTTCTCCCCCGCGACGACATGACGCTGCAAATGGTCGAGGCGCAGCGCTGCCGGACGCCCACGAACACGAAGCGGAACGTCGTGCACGGCGTATTGCTCGACGAGTGGCGGCGGCCCTGCGAATACTGGTTTACGAAGGACGAGGTCGACCCGTGGCAGGCGATCACGAAGGTCGGCGAAATCGAACGCTACCCGGCCCGCGACCCGCGGACCGGGGCCGAGCTGGTGTGGCACATCTTCGACCCGCGGCGGTGCACGCAGACCCGCGGGATCACCGCGTTCGCGCCCGCGTTCGAAGAACTGGGCATGTTCGAGGACGTCAAGTTCGCCAACCTGGTCAAAGCGCAGATCAGTTCGGCGTTCGTGTTCATCCGCGAACGGCCGCTCGACTTCCGGGGCGGGACCGCCCCGCAGGCCGGGCCGCGGACGACCGAGACGATGAGCGACGGTGAGAGCCGGGTGGTCGAGTCGCTGGCGCCCGGGACCGAGATCGTCGGCCGGCCGGGCGAGGTGATTAAGGCGTTCAATCCGAACGTGCCGAACACCGAGTGGTTCGAGCACGCCAAGTTCACGTTGCAGCTGATCTGCGCGTGCGTGAACCTCCCGCTGATCTCGTTCCTGCTCGACGGGCGGGAAACGAATTTCAGCGGCTGGCGCGGGGCGATCGACCAGGCCAAGATCGGGTGGAAGCGCGAGCAGCTGCTGCTCGCCCGGCTGTTCCACCGCAAGGCGTACGAGCATCACGTGATCTGCCGGGCGGCCGACGAGCCGGCCCTGGCCCGCCGGCTGGCCGAGAGCCGGGCGCGGCTGCTCCACGTGCGGATCAACCGTCCGCGCTGGCCGTACATCGAGCCCTTGAAAGACATCGAGGCGGCGGCCCGCGAGCGGGCGGCCCTGCTGATCAGCCCGCGTCGTCAGGCGCAGGAGCGCGGGTACGACTGGGAAGAATTGGTTGGCGAGATCGTGCCGGACAACGAACGGGCGATCACGGCGGCGATCCAGGCCGCCCGGCGGGTGTACGTCGAGACCGGGGTGGCCGTCGACCCGATCCGCCTGCTGAACCTGGACCCCAAGCGGGACCTGGCGAGTGCCGAGCAGGTCGCCGCGGCCGAACGGCGACGCGGCGAGAATGCGGAAGCGCAGCTGGCCGCCGAGAGTGCCGCGGCCGACCTGGAGTTCAAGCGCGAGCTGGTCAAGCTGTTCGCCGCCGACGGGACGATCGGGGACGTGATGTTCAACCGGATCGCCGCGGGCGCATTGCTCAAACAGGTCAACGTCGACGTGTACACCGACGCGGACGGCAACGAGATCGAGGAGCCGTGGCTGCCGGTCGAGACCGAGACCGGGAAGCTGGTCGGCGGGCAACCGGTGACCGACGCGGACAACGACGTGATCGGCGGCGGGGTCAAGACCGGACCGGAGCTTGATCAGTACGGCGTGGGTGTGCGGGCCGGGACGCTGACGCCCCAGAGCGACGACGAGATGTATTTCCGCGCGCGGCTGGGGCTGCCGGAGCCGAACGAGCAGACGCGCGCGGCCTGGGCCAAGGGGGCCCGCCGGCCGATCACGTTAGCCGAGCAGGAGGAGGACCAGCCGGCCGATCCAGTAGAGCGCGGCGGCGACGAGGACGAGGGCGACCAGGAAACCGAGGACTGAGCCGAATGGACGGGCGAGCATGGGTGCAAGTATAGCGGCCAAGCGGCCGAGCGGGCCGGCCGGCCCGCGGATGATCTGCGAGATCCGGGCGCAGGCCGACGACGACATGGTCGACCTGCTGATCTACGACGTGATCGGCGAGGGCTGGGACGGGTCGGGCGTAAGCGCCAAGCACGTGGCCGAGACGCTGAAGGGTCACCGCGCGGCCCGGCAGATCAACGTCAGCCTGAACAGCGCGGGCGGCTCGGTGTTCGACGCCCTGGCGATTTACAACACGCTGAGCAACCATGCGGCCCGCGTGGTCGTCCACATCGACGGGGCGGCCCTGTCGGCCGCGTCGCTGATCGCCATGGCTGGCGACGACATCGCGATCGCCGAGAACGCGATGATGATGATCCACGACCCGCACGGCGTGGTCATGGGCGGGGCCGCGGACATGCGGCAGATGGCCGACCAGCTGGACAAGGCCAAGGCCACCCTGGTGACCACGTACGCGGCGCGGACCGGTCAGACCACCGACGACATCGCCGCTTGGATGACCGCCGAGACCTGGATGACCGCCGAGGAGGCGCTCGCGGCTCATTTCGCCGACCGGGTGATCGCGGCCAAGCGGATCGCGGCCCAGGTGGACCTGTCCCAATTCGAGCACGCCCCGCCGTGGGTGGGGCGGTTGATCAACCCTGAACCCCGAGACGAGGCGACCGAGATGGCCGACGAACAGAAGAAACGCGAGCCTGCCTGCCAGGAAGAAGAGGAGAAGAAGAAGGCGCAGGAGGAAGAAGAGGAAGAGAAGAAGGCGCAAGAGGAAGAAGAGGAGAAGAAGGCGCAAGAGGAAGAAGAGGAGAAGAAGGCGCAGGAAGAAGAAGAGGAAGAGAAGAAGAAGAAGGAACAGCCGGCGTCGATCGCGGCCCTGCGCAGCGGGCTACCCGGCGCGTCGTCCGACTTCATCCTGGCCTGCGCCGAGCAGGGGCTCACGGTCGCGCAGGCCAAGGCGCTGGCCGGGCTGAACGCCCAGCCCGCGCCGCGGAGCGGCGGGCCCGGGTTGCCCAACGCCGACGGAAAGGGCAAGGCGCGCGGCGGCCTGGCGACCGGCGATTTCGTGGCCGACGCCAAGGCGTACGCGGCCGAGCACAAGTGCACGCTGGCCCGGGCGATGAGTGCCCTGGCCGCCGCCGACCCCGAGGGACACGCGGCCTGGGTCGACAGCCAGCCGCGCGTGGAGCGCTGAGAGCCGACTGAAAACTGAAAACTGACGCCTGAAAACTGAAAACTGAAAACTGAAAACCGAGGTACTCGACATGGCCGTACAGAACGACAACGGATTTAAGGCGTACACCGCGGGCGAGGACCTGGCCGCGTACCGGCGCGTGCGCTTCAACTCGAGCGGCAACCTGGTGTACGCCGACGCCGAGGAATCGACGCTGGGGATCACGCAGGCCGACTGCTCGTCCGGCGACACGGTGACGATCAAGCTGATCACCGCGCCCGGGACGTTCAAGATCGAGGCGTCCGAGGCGGTGACCTTCGCGGTGAGCACCGACGAACGCGGCCCGCTCCTGTACGGGGCCGACGACGGCAAGGTGTCCGACACGGCCGGAACGAAAGTGCTGTTCAACGCGCTGGAGGCCTCCGACGGGGCCGGCGCGATCATCGAGTGTTTGCCGTACACGATCCCGAACTAGGGATTGTAGGAAATCACAGCGGGCTAGGGTAGCGCCCGAACGCGGCTCGTCCCGGCCGCTGCCCGCTGTTGTGAGCCGGGACGGAGTGCAGGTCGTGCGGGACATCGACCCAAACGCAAAGGGATTTATCGATGCCTCGCTATGCGACTTACGCGACGCCTCGCCTGGACCTTGGCGAGGCCATGTACGAGTACCTGGCGACCCAGGACATGTACATCGGGATCAAGGCCGCGGTCGTCTCGCCGATCGACCGGGCGGCCGGGACGTTCAGCAAGCTGACGCGCGAGAGCTTTCTGCGCCGGCGGGACGTGAAGCGGGCCGCGGGCGGCGGGTACAACCGCGACACGGCCGACTACGAGGACCAGTCGTACGCCTGCTACGAGTACGGCCTGGAAGGGATGGTCGACGACTCGGACCGCAAGCGGTATCAGAACGATTTCAACGCCGACATGGACACGACCCAGACGGTCCTGCACGCGCTGCTCCGCGAGCAGGAGATCCGCTGGGCGACCGCGCTGTTCAACACCTCGACGTGGACCGGGGCGACGCTGTACACCGATCATTCCGGGTCCAACCCGTGGACGACGACCAGCACCGACGTCGTCGCGCAGATCAACGCGGCCAAGGAAAAAGTGCTCGCGCTGACCGCGATTGAGCCGCGGACGCTGATCCTCAACCGGTACGTGCTCGACCTGCTGGCGAACAACGACGACATGGTCGCGCGCGTGATGTACACGGCGCGGGCCGGGCACTCGGCGGTCGCCAGCGCGCTGGCCGACCTGCTCGACCTGGACCAGATCCTGGTCGGCCGAGCCACGTACAACAGCGCCGACGAGGGGTCGACGTTCAGCAGCTCCAAGGTGTGGGCGGACAACTACGCGATGCTCGCGGTCACGGCGCCCGACGGCGTGAATCTGAAGATGCCGTGCGTGGCCCGGACCATGCTGTGGACCGAGGACAGCGGGTCGAACGTGGTCGTCGAGCAGTACCGCGAGGAGAGCCGCCGGTCGGACGCGTTCCGGGTGCGGCAGAACGTCGACGAGCTGGTGATCGACGCGAGCTACGCGCACCTGCTCAAGGTCGTGGCGTAAGGCAGGGATCCAGGGATCGTGGGATCGTAGGTCCCGGGTCCTGAAAACTGAAAACTGAAAACTGACCACTGGAGAAACTGCTATGCCCGCTTTTAACCCAACCCGGGCCTCGGAGGCCACGATGGCCGACGTCGTCGTCGACGCGACGCAGGTCGTCCTGACCGACAACGAGGACCTGAAATTCGGGGCGTCGACCGACGCCCACATGACCTACGACACCTCGGACGCGAACGCGAACCTGCTGATGTGCCAGCTGCCGGAGGGGGCCGGGGCGAACGTGCCGGTGTTCCTGCTCTGCTGCGCGGCCGGGACCGACCCGATCGGGACCGACCTCGGGCTGTTCAACGGGATCACGCAGACCACGCTGGCCGTGCTCGACGCCGACAACGACAGCTATCTGGCGATCGATTTCAGCGCCGACGATTCCCCGCGGATCCGGGCCGGCGGGTCGGCGACCTACTGGACGTCGTCGACGCCCGTGTACGTGGCCGCGTTCTCGTCGCTCACGCAGGGGTCGGGGATCGCCCTGTCGTCCACGCAGACCGGGGCGCTGCGCTCGTACGCCGACGACGCGGGGGCCAGCATCGGATCGAGCGTGCGGAACATCCTGGGCCGTACGCTGCTGACCGTCGACCAGTCCGGCGGGTCGATCCGTTCGGTGATGGGCCAGCTGAAGCTGGCGACCGGCGTGGACGTGACGACCGGGATTTATACCGGCGTGCAAGGGTACGTCGAGCTGGCCGGCACGCACGTCGCCCAGACGGGCGCGACGTTCTCGTGCATCGACGCCAGTCTGGAGATCACGACCAGCCTGACCGTCGATTCGGGCGGCGAGGCGTGCGGGATCCACGTCGAGACCACCGGGGCCGGGACGATCACGAACAACGGGACGTGCGCCGCGATCCTGATCGACAAGGCGTCGGGCGCGGCGAGCTGGCCGGTCGGCATCAACCTGGTGAGTTCGACGTGCACGACTGGAATCGCGATCGGAACGTGCACGGACGGGATCACGATCGGCACGTGCACGGACGGCATCACGATCACCGGGGCGACCGGGTACGCGCTGGACGTGCAGACCAGCGGGCAGGTCCGGCTGGGTGTCCAGGGGACCGGGATCCCGACCGCGACGGCCACGCCGTTCGCGGTGGAGATCCACGCCGAGACCGGCGAGACCGAGTTGACCGCCGGGGACACCGGGCTGACGTGCGGGATCCGCTGCCGGTACGAGGTCAGCGTCGACCAGACCAAGCAGATTTCGTTCGAAGCGATCGACGCGCGGCTGCGGCCGAAGAAAGACCTCGCCGACGGGAACCACTGCGGGATCAACGGGACGATCGAGGCCTCCGAGTCGGGGACCGTGC